ACCTGAAAAATCAGTGTCTGGCTCATTGTAGAACGCTTCAACATCACCTGAATCAGTAATGTCTCCATCAGCTGATGTGTATGAACGCATGGCGAAAATAAGACCTGTAGGCATCGTCATAGGTTGTACACCCATTACATCATAAGCGATGAGGTTAGGCATAGAACGACGAACCAACGAAATTAAAACAGGGTCATAACCTGAGAACTGAGCACTACCTGTCATAGGTGCAGCTTCAGTCAATAGGCCACCATTTTCAGAAGCAGATTCCTTGTTCGCAATCTCTTGGTTTTCAAGCATGATTGCAGTCACAGTCTTGCGCCAGTTATCTGTGATTTTTGGCATAGACTCGTGATCTAAAACAGGACTCCACTTTTCGATTAAATGCTGTGCGTTTTTAGCATTATTATCCATTAGTTTCTCCTTAAATTTCTCTATTTAACGTAACGATTTAATGTTTTAACGTAATTATCAACCGCCGTATCAGTTTGGCGATCTTCAGTAATTGTTTCTTTATCAACAGGAGCATCATCGATTAATGTATCAGAATCTTCAACTGTTGAAACCTCTTTTGGAAAGTAATTTTCACGAATTAAAACTGCATTTGCACGAAACTTATCAAAATTTTCATCATTTGAATCAACTTCGATATTCTCATACAACTCTACTAATTTATCTTTCTGAGCTTCAGAAAGTCCATCAGTAACATCATCGACTACAGTTTTCTTGTGGGCTTCTTTGTTCTCTTTATGAAGTTTTGCATTCTCTTCAAGAGTTTCATTTAGTCCCTTTTCAAGTTCTTTTACTTTGTTTTGTAAATCTTCAGCAATTGAAATCTCTTCTTCTGGAAAGTTGATGTAATGATCATCAAAAACTTTTCGCATACCAGAGATAAATGATTCGTACATTTCTGAACGAATACCACTTTCAATAGCTAATTTATTATCCTTAACCCATTCATTGACAGTGTATGTTAGGTATTCATCTACCTTCTCACCATACGACTCTTCAATTTTCTCGACTCGCTCTTCAAGAACATCATTAACATCTTCAACGATGTCATTAATCTTGTTATTAACACGAGCAACGACAGCAGCTTCAAAGATTGTCTTTGCTTTGTTCTGGAGTTCCTCTGAGAGTTCCTCACCTTGGAACATAGCAGTAACATCTTCATTTAGATCAAGATCAGACGAATTAATATAGAAAGATTCTTTTTTCATTTTCTTGGATTCAGCAGGAACTTCTTCCTCTTCCTCATCCTCATCATCTTCCTCTTCTTCTTCTTCGTCACCTTCCTCTTCCTCTTCTTCTTCTTTCTTAGTTGCTTTTGCCTCAGAAATATCTTCTTCGGTGGATGTTTCATCCTCTTCAACTACAAAGAATTTATCAAGTTCCTCTACTACTGCTTCAACGTCACTCTCTTCAATAGAAGAAACAGATGTCTTGATAGCCTCTACCATACCTTCTACGGTATCAACGCCATCAGAGTCAATCTCAAGTGCTTCTGCGATGTCCTTGAAATTGTCTTCGATAACAGAAGACTCTGTGTTCTTGAGAATTTCGTCGAGTTTTTCTAACGACTCTTTTATTGTCATCCTTATTCTCCTGCAATATTATTTATATTTTTTGATATTTTAAATCTATAATCCATTAATAAACTTCTCAAAGAGTTCAATTTTCTTCTCTTGTAACTCATATTTAGGAGTTTCATTAACTTCAGCTTGAATTTCTTCTATCTCACGAACTTTATATATGCCATTTTCTACATACCATTCGTGATTTTCCATAATACCTTCAACGAAAGCATCGGGAGCAGAAGGATCAGCAACGATATCAACTGTTGCTAATTTGTAATCGTTTTGAACCATATTTTTATCATTAACAGAACCAAGACCTCGACTGGAAACACCAAGTAAACAACCCTCTTTAATGAAATTCTTAACGATATTTCCATAAGGAGTGTCCATTACTTTTGCACGACCAAGAAAATTATTTCCCTCTTTCTTGATCTCTGTAATCATATGTGATACACGTTCAAGATTGATTTGTGGCCCTGTAGGATGTCCGAGTTCTCCAAAACCACGCTTTTTAATAACGTATTCTGAATTAAACTCATTAACAGCCTTATCCAATGTTTCAGTAGGATAATTCCTCTTGTTCTTATTCTCTTTATTACCCTGAAGAAAGATACCCTCAAGGAAATAATCCTTTCCGCCTGTCTCTTTATTTTCAACAATGACAGGCTCAATATTTTCTACATATTCTCGTATAAATTTCATTGCTACTTCCTTTTTGTTACCATATTAAAGCTCTTAATCTTGAACTTAAATGGTTTCTTAATTGGTGATTTCTTCTTCATTGATAGTGGTTTAATCATTTTTCTTTTAAATGCTTTAAATCCAGATATTTTTTTAGCAATACCCTTTTTTGTTGATTGTTTTATACTACTCTTATGTTTACGAACCATTGCAAGTATAGCAGACTTCTTTTTCGCAGCCTTTTCAGCCGCAACTTTAATCATCTTATCTCTTTTTTTTCTAATCAACTCCTGTTTAAGGATATTATCTGAATTCATCTTATTTGCTTATTCTCTTTCTAAGTTTAAGTGATTTCATTCTCGCTCGTAAACCACCTTTTGCACCTTTTCGTTTTTTGGCACCTTTCTTAGCACCCTTCGCACGAGCCAATCTCTCAGATGCCTTCATCTTAACTTCTTTTCCATCTACTATCTTATGGCCAGGCTTAGTGGCAACTTTGACATTTCTTTGTATCTTTCCGCCACGAACTCGAGCTTTGATTTTCTTTATCTCATCAATTTGCACATCTTCTGGCAATTCTACCGATTCTAAGTGTTCATTTAACATTTTTATATATACCTCGATTGTGTTGTTATACTTTCTGCAACGATACCTTTTTGTGGGCCTGGATCAAATAATTGATATTCTGGCTCCCATTTTTCTTTTGCTTTCTTTATTCTGGATAAGCCATCCCTTATACGAACTGAATGTTTTGCAATAACTTCAGCAGTTTTCGCTTCATCTTCAACTGCCTTAACATTATATGCTGACATCAGTTCATTTAACGCATGACTCATTCTTCTTCTACCTCTTCTTCACCTTCTTCTTCAGGTGGTTCAAGTTCTGCACGAGCATTCACTAATTTATCAAGAGCTGTTTGTTGTTTTTGTAACCTTTGCTTCGCTCTAACACCTGCATCTTTACCTAAAATTGCATCAATATTCATTTTTGATTGTGTTTTTCCAATCTCATCAGATCTTGTTGTAATTTCTGTATCTAAAGCCTCTTTTTCTTTTTCTATTCTTTTTGCTTCTGCCTCTGCTTCTTTCTCTTCATCACTTAGTCCTTCATCTTCTTTCCTTCTTGCATCTTCAACTGATTTTAAACCTTCTTTATCAATTCCGGCGGCCTTATTTTTTATATCTTCAATATCTCTTTTAATTTGCTTATTATGATCTATATCTGCTTTGGATAAACTTCCACCAGCTGGTGCTACTTTTAACTTATCAGTAAGTTTACCAATTTCTTCCTTTGCATCTCGTTTTGCTCGTTTCTCCGCTTTTGCAGCATCTGCTGATGCTTTATCAGTTGGGCCTTTTATATCAAGACGACCCTTCTCTATAGCCTTCTTTCCTTTTCCAGCGGCCCATTCAGCATCAAAGTCATCTTTAATATCTTCTATTTTATCATCAATTTTTTGATTATCTTTCTTTTCTTTATCAGTGAGTTCTACACCACGACCTGGCTTGTGTTTTTTAGCTTCTTGTTTTTTAATCTCTTTAGCAGGCCCCTTTGCGTAAGCAAGATCGTATTTATCTTTGGCCTTACCTGACTTTTTTTCTTCTTTCTCTTTCCTTTTCTTAAGTCTACCTTTTCTACCAAATCTCCCATGCAGTTTTTTTCCAAGTTTAACTGCACCCTTTATACCTTTAACTGCACCTACTCCAGCTAAACCTATTCCAGCTGCAGCGGCTGTTGCAACTCCTGCTTCAGGGGACATAATTGCTTCATTAATTACATCAGATCTTTTACTTTCAATATGACCCAATACACGATTAGATAACTCTTCATTGATAGTTTTCCTAGCTTTAGAGAGTCTTTTATTAACAATGTCATTAACTAATTGTTTTGAATCCATTTAATTTATTTCTCTTCTTTAGTTTGAGTTTCGGAATTATCCTTAGTAAATGTATCAGCCATCACCTCTTTCTTCAACGATTCCTTTGCAGATGAAGATCGGTCATTTAACTCAGTACCAACACTCTTCTTTACCTCTGCATATCTCTTATCCATAATATCTTTGACTGTCTTTACGAAGTCCATAGTTACTCCTAATTATTATTTATTAAAACTCACCTACATCTCTTCTTCCGAAGGTATAAGTCCAGCTTCTTTTTCTCTTTGTATTTGTTGATATTGTTCTACTCGTTCTTCAGTAGATTGATTAAGTATCTTCTTTGAAACATAATCTTGTGAATAGTATGTACCAACATAATTTTCAATACTACTCAATGCACCCAATCGAGCATTAAGAATATCAAGATTTTTAGCTTCTGCAAACCAAGAATCCTTAGTAAAGTTAAAAAATATTTGATCCTTGATTTCATTCCATTCATGTTCTTTAAATACACCCTTAACAACACATTGTGTCTTTAACAGATCATAAAATATGATTGAAAATCTTCGTCGTAATCTTTGAATAAACCTTGCAAACTTCAACTCTTCACGAGTAACAGAAGATGCGTTATCAGTAAATGCCATATTTTGATCGTCATTAAATCTACTAAATGGAACATTAAGTGATTTGTATACCTTTCTTAAAAAGTATTCCAATTCCTCAGTAACATTAGTTGTTTGTCCACCAGCTAATGTATCAACCTGAGTTCCCTTGCCACCTTCTCTTCGTGGCAGAAAGTAATCCTCTAACATAGTCTGATATTTCTTTGTATCATCAATCTGACCTGTATTAGGATTATATATCATCTTATTTCGATACTTGGACATAATATCCATGACATACTGCTCTGCTTTCTGTCTTGGAAGTGTACCAACATCGATATAAAATATTCGTCGTTCTGGAGCTCTTGTAATACGGTAAATTACCATAGAATCTTCAAGAGCACTCAACTGATTAATTGATTTTAATGCTTTGTGTAAATACGATAATGCATATTTTCTATGATCATCCAACAATCCAGATGTAGCATATGTTACCGAATCGTTAGTTAGTTGTATGGTTTGATTAGTACCCCTTAATGTTTCGGGCGATAAACCAGACCTATTATATTCATAGTATACATTAATATCAGTAACTAAAGGAACATTATTAACTTCCTTATCTTCTATAATCTCTTTGACTCTACGAATTTTTTGTGGATCTATTTGCTGAATACTACCAATGGTCTTATTTTTCTTATCTACATTCTTATAAAATGCAAGACGACCATCGACATACCAAGACCTAAAATATTCATATCCATTATCATTAAAATCTAAAAGGTTATAGATATATGAAAACTCTTCTGTAATTCTTTTTTTAATATTATCTGATATATCATTTTTATCTGCAAATGCAACATCTACAGATGGTTTATTTTCATCAGTAACCACAGCCTCATTAATAATTTCTTCTATAGCAGTTTCAATCTCAGGCATCATCGCAAGTTTTCTATACTTACGAATCAATTCCTGCTCACTACTATAATCTATTCCACCTACATTAAAAGTTTCGCCATAAGCACCATGTCCACCATATTGTAATGCTGAACCTTCCTCTTCTGGTCGTATAGGTGTATCTAATGTTTTGATCTTTGGTTTATCAGATGATTTTCTTGTTATCTCAAACCCAAATATATTAGCCATTTACATTCCTTAATGTATATGTGGAAGAGTGCCGAAGCACTCTTCCAATAATACTCTAATACTTATTTAGGTCAGATTAACCGACTGTAACACTAAGACCTAAAGCAGACCTAATACTTAACCCAATCTCTGAACCAGCCTCAATCTGAATTCCATCGTCACCTGGCTTGACTGTATAATAGTCATATGTCCAAGTACACTCAAATTCCTCTATAGTAGACTCTGTTTCCCAAGCAAGTTCAATAGCTGCCAAAGCACTTGGCCAAATATTATGGAAAGTATATGTTCTAATTGGATTTCCACGAGCAGAATACTGAACTACTTGACCAGTAGTTCTATATCCTATTGATTGACTGAAGGTTGGTGTATTAGACTGTAAACCATTAATAGAATCCGACCATGCTTCAATAGCTGCACGAACCGAAAACTTTTCATCGTTGATTATAGTCGTTGACCAATCTTCAAATGTTCTATCACCAGCAAGTTTAATCTTTCTACCCATAAAAGGAAGTTCAATCATACCTAATGTCGAAGCAGGAATTGATGTAGACTTGATCAAGAATCTTGACCTATCTCTTGCCTCAATTCCGCCCGGCACAGATACTGGAAAGTTAATCTGTGCAAGGAAAAGTGATGGTCGAGCACCATCCTGTGCTTCATTAATAAAATCTGTTACTTTAAATGCCATATTGTTCTCCTACCTTATCCTGCTAACTCAGAAAACTCAACGCCTGAACGAACAGACACGAAATTGAGTCTAATATAGTTAATAGAATTTAACGGTCTTACAAAAATGTCAGCAACAAACTGATTATTATTTAATCTGCCATCTGA